CTGATATTGAAAGTAGTATCGTTGTAGATAGCTACAGACCATGGTGCAAATACTCTTTCGCCTGCAAAGTTAACAGCACGACCTCTATATTGAATCGGCATATTTTCTACTGTAGATTGCGGTAACGCTGCAGATTTACATAAGAACTGAGATTGCAATCCTGCAATCGGACCACCGATAACATATGAAGGGAATGTTAATTCCACACGGAACTGATTGGGACGGGCTCCGCCACCTACCAGTTGGGCTTTAAAATCGCTAATGTTTGCCATATTTTATCCTTTATTTTTCCTTTTATTATTTATATGCTATGCACCGATTTCACTAAAGTTAACTGAAGATCTTGCTGCTACGAAAGTCAGTGTAATGAAATTGATGGAGCGGTTAGGTTTAATATAGATATCGGCAACAAACTCGTTACGATCGATAACTTCGCCTGTATTGTTTGTGTCATCACAATTAACTCTAAAGTCTGTTACGCCACGACGACCTTGAACGTCTCTTAAGAATGGTTCTACTAAGTTCTTAAATTGAGCTCTTGTAAATTCATCATTGAACTCAAATAGTTGGAACTTAGCTGCAGTAGCGATTGCCTTTTCAAGTACGATGAATAATCTACGTACGTTGATGCGATCGAATGCACTTGGTTTAGCTTGAAGTGTTTTATCACCGAAGAGAACTGTGCCTTGACCAGGGAAGTTAACAACTGGGTTAACACCGCTCTTATAAAGGGTATCTCTTTCAGCTTTACCAGGATTTACAGCAAGCTTAACCACGTTCTTAACTTGACCGCGATTTAAACCACCTGGACTCCACCATGGATCATTTGTATAATCTGTGCGAGCGCAAAGACCAGCAACGTCACCATTTAATGGGATATATCTGTATTTGTCGTTATAACGATCATATTGGTATTTGTAACCAGAATCTAATACACCATATGATGAACTTGGTAATGCATCTCTATATGCTACTAATGCGTCAACCGCATCTGAACCAGAACCAACGATTACATCACCGGATGAAACATCTTGTGGTGAAACGAATACTACACAGTCAAGCCTAACTTCAGCAACGTTGTTGATAACATATGTTGCAACTGTAGCAGAAGCTTTACCTAATGGTAATAATGAGATGTCATATTGTTCAGCATTTGCGAAGATCGCATAAGCTGTTTGTAGTTGACCGTCTGTAGCTGTTAAATCATCAACACCGCCAGACAATGTAGTTGTTACTGGTAGCTCTAAGTCTTTATAACCGATGCCTGTACCTGAAGTAGTACCCCAAGCAACGCCGCTTGTACCTACACCTGCTACTGATGTTAATACACCAGTTGTATGGTCTGTCCACCAAACATATTTAGATTGTGAGTTAACTACATCTTTATAATAGTTATTAGAACCATCTGATTTTTTAGCATCTGAAGCTTTAGACACGAATGCAAATTTCTCTAATACAGTACCAGCTGTACCAGTCCATTTACCATCGACGTCTACAACTACTACATGAAGTTCATCATTTGAAGAACCATTACTTGTAGCATAAGCTGATGTGCTTGGAGCTGTATCAAATTCATTTTTATATGTCCATGGAGCATATGCTGTACCTGTACCAGTGTCTGTATCATCTGCAACGAACGAATCGCCTACAGCATATGTTAGACCAACTGTACCTGCTACTGCATTCCAATCAGTATCTCCTAATGTTGCAATAACATAAGTTGTACCAGCAACGAAGTCTTCATCGTTAACTATTGGATTCCATGTATTAGAATCAGCAAATGAAACTTTGATTGAGTTACCTAATTTGCCAGGAAACTTAGCAGCCCATTCACCAATGGAATTACTACCACTCGCGTATGAATCATCATAAGCATCAAAGTTATTAATTTTTACTGCAGAGCCAGCAGCTACTGCATTTCTATGAGTAGCAGTGTCAGCGCGAACTACTAATAAGTTGTTTGTATAAGCAAGGAAATTTGCTGCAGTGAAAAATGATTGTGCTGTTTCATCTGTTGGTTTACCAAAACGTGAAACCAAGTTGTTTTCAGATGTGATTGTTACAGGATCAAGAACTGGACCCCATGTGAATACACCAGCAAAAGCGCCAGCGGTTGTTGAAACGGCTGGGATGATTGCTGAAAAGTCTTTTTCGACTACCGCAACTCCTGGAGATAATTGGAACGGCATTTTTGTGTTTCTCCTTAAATTAGGTTTTTATGATATAAGTATGATATAAGCTAGAGTCACCTCTATACCTATATTTATAACTCTTAAAAATTCAATAGGACCTGTTCGTCCCGGCCACCCTGTCCATCATCATAGAATCCAAAAGGGGTTAGCTCATCTTCAATAGCTTTAATACGGTTTTCATACATCAATTGCCTAATATTGATATTATTAAGGTCTTTAAAGTATGGGTTTGTTGTCAACCATCCAAATAATACTAATGTCATAACTAAGTCATCATGATAACCTTCATCAGCCTCGTAAGAGCCTTTATTGTTCTCGATGAAGGTAGATATCTCTTGTATAGTATCAATGTCTTGAACTAAGAGTCTATTCTCTTCTACCAAGGCCTTGAAGTTCATAAACCGATTCTTTTTACTTTCCTATCAGTATTAACTCCTAGCTGTGCTTTACCACCACCGAAGCCTCCTGATACTACTTGTCCGTCTGTATTTCTATTTACAAATAGGATATTCTCATACTCCATCTCAGAGTAAAGGATAGCTCCTACTTGTTCAGAAGAGTTAACTTCTAATAATACGTAGGCCTGGTTATATTCTGTCGCTACTTTATATATCACCGATGGGAATAACATAGGACTAATCTGGTTATCCCTATACTTTGCCACCTGTTTATATGGTGACTCTGTGATGTCCACGATAGAGAACGTTGAGTAATCTCCACCGACACCCTTAGCAGTATCAGCCACCAAACAATATGTATGATCCTTAATAGGTTTATCATACACATCTAATCCATCCTTACTATATATGATCCTAGCCGGCGATAGTCTCCCGATCACATCTGAGCGCACCAGAGTGAGTGCAGAACCTAAGAAGGTACATAATACTTCTTGGTTATATTTCAGCTCACCAAGCTGTCTCCTTTGTGCTTCTGCCCATTTTTCATCTCTACCTGGGATCTGTGTGTACGGTATGAATAAAGGTACGAAGTCATTACGTTTATTCTCTGCATCATTCCAAAACTTCCAAAAATGGTTGTAACCTAATGGTGTAGAGCTTAATAAGATCTTTGTCGTTTCACCAGCAGATATCGTAGGATAAACTGAAGTAAAGAAGTTATCAGCTACATTATTCGGTATGATCGCGGCTTCGTCGACATATAGCATGTTAACTGATTTACCCCGGATACCAGAAGATGTCGTTGCTGCAGTGAACACCTTTGAATTGTTCTCAAGTTCTATATCTCCTTTATTCCATGTAGTAACACCTTGTTGTAACCACATTGGAAGGTTCTCATACATCAACTGATACCTGTATAAGACCTCACGGGCGGCGGTGGCTTTGTTTGCCATGATCGCGACTTGTTTCGATTCTTGAAATAATGTATACCAAAGGATATATGCTGCACTAGTTGTCGTCTTACCTTGTTGACGACCTTCCATAAGGATAACTTTTCTATTCTCATGTATTATCTTCACCTTTTCCTTTTGGCATTCATATAGTTTAAAATCAATAAGACCATGATCAAGTGATATGATCTTGCAGTATGTTTCAATAAAGTAGATCGGATCAGCAGCACACTTCATATACTCTTTGACTTGATCTTCAGTAAAAGGGATATTAACACCAGCGGCTTTTAACTGGCTATTAGCATTATAATTCTTTGACATTAGAATTGAGCTTCCCAGTTTTCTGTAACTGGTCCAGTTGCACCTGCAGTGGCAACCGCGGTATATTTTCTACCAGGAATAGACACGTTAGCCATAGATGTCATGATGACGCCCTGATTTGTAACAGGTCCATATATGTTTGTCTTGATAGTAAATGTTATGGTGTGAACTACGAATCGTCGTTCTTGGAATGATCCATCATAGTTGTCTTCTACAGTAACGCCATTAAGTATCACTGGAATATCTTGTACGATCTCCATCTCAGGCACAGCATTGATTGATAGTGTATATTCTGGATTAAAGATTGGCAATATTTGTTCTACTATTTGTGCGGCATCCTCTTGAGTCTTAGTTAATATATAAAGACTTATATCAATGTTATATGGAGCAGGAGAGAATACGCTTTTTTTATTTGGATTAGCATTACTAGTAGC